GTTTCCCAGTCACGATCTCGAAAGGTATAATAAATTGCTTACGCAAGAACGTAAACGGGCAAAGTCCCAATAAAACAGCAAGGGGTGAAAACCATGCAAGAGAAAAATAAACAAAATATATCCGAAGTTCTTGAAAGAAATCAAAACGTTCAAACGCTTCTGATTAAGTCAAAACAAATTCTTCTTAATCAGTATAAGGGTATTGACAATTTGGAAAAAGCTTTGCATGCTGGTCATCAAGATCGGGTTGATAAATATTTATCAATGGTTGATCTCATACCAGATGAAACCAGTGCGCTTGTCTCATGTCTGCTTAACTCAAAGGATGATATTCTTGAAAGCGCAAATCATCAAGATTTTGATTTTACTGGTAAGGAAGTTGCTAAGATGATTATTGAAAAGTTTGAGTTGGAGGAATCCAAATAAAAAAAGGGGCTTAAAAAAAGCCCCTTTTCATTACGTGACAATAAGCAAGGGATGTCACTTTGAGGAAAAAAAGGTTTCCGCCCTTTGAACGTGCTTTAGTATACTGTATTCCTCAGATCATTCCAAGAAAATTTCAAAAAACAAGGTTTTAAAATGACTGCGAAGCAATGGAAATCATTGAAGCCCGGTGATTATATATTCAAAGGGTATACGATCCGGCGTGTTCTTAGTATTGAAGATACTACCCCCTTCAAGGTGAAGCTTGAACGTCTTGGCGGTAAAGGTGGCGGTAGATATGTTTATATACCAATGGGTGAACGACAGTCATTTATGTATATACCTTACAAGAACATCAGAAAGCCGGGAAGACCGCAAAATTTATACGTAATTAGGCTATCTTCTGTATCTAGGTATCAATTGTGGAAATTTTTAAAAGGGCGTGATAATGGGTTACGATGAAAATAAATTTAATTTATCTTTGATTAGCAAAGCGATCTTACGGGAGGACCTTGAAGGTAAGAGTTCCTTTAATTTGAAGGAGATTCAACAGGGTCTGTTTAAAGCTTTAAAAGATTCAAAGTTTACTGATATGGTTTGTGTAATATGTGATCAATTAGGCAAGGAAGTAGTAAACACGGATGGTGAATTTGACGTTGTGCTTAAGCGAACAATAGGGACAAATGAGTTTATTGTGTCGAACTTTCATGAATCCCATCTTACTGTTTCTTTTAATGGTCATGAGGTAATGTGCATTCCTTTTGATATTCGCAATGCTCGTATTGAAAAAAAATTTATCCCCGGAATTTGGGTAAAGATATTGGCCCTTCTTCATGATGAAGCTTTGGATTTAGAGAAAGAAGAAGCTAGGCAGGAAGAAGAAAGGGAGTGCAATTTGTATTATGAAAGGCTTATTCTTCCAGATATGGATCTATATAAGGAGAAAATGACGCCGGAAATTGAAATTGGCAATGAAGAAAGCCAAGAAGAATGGATGGTTGAGAATGCTATTCAGGATACATATAAATTCTTGAAATATGAGGCTTCAACTTATCTTGAAAGAGTTTTAGAGGGTAAGCTTTCCGATGGTAACAGCGATCATAATAATTTGCAAAGATCGTCAGATGCTTTGCAGCTTTGGATAACATACCTTAGTGTTCAAAATGACAAATCATTGAAGGCTTTAATTCTACTTTATTTTGAGGTTGTCGATGATATGCTTCAGTTGCCCTTTGCAGCCTCTAGGGATGGTATGATTAGCGTTCTAGGTCATCTTGGATCAATAATACGTAAAAAGATAGAACTTGATGAAAAGGGGGTAAATCTTGCCGAAGGAAAAGATTGAAAATTACAGTGCAAAATCCATGCATGCACAAGACATGGTTAACTTTATTGAGGGGAAGAATGAGGATCTTTCTGAATTGATAAGTGAGCTTTCATTTATTGACCGTGCGATAAATGTTTTTGAATCCAATCATGAAAATTCAATGTTTGATTCATATAGTATAAAGATGATTTTGGGTGCTGGTAACGTTGAAAAAGATCTAGGGAGAATTTGCATGTATCCCGATATCTTCCTGAATATGTTGAAATCGCAACGTTCGGAAGTGCAGAAAGAAGTAAATAGGATATCAGATTATTTTAAAAAAATAGATCAAGTTGAATACCCTGAACTCAAAACCACTAAAAAAGATGGAGGTAATGAAAATGGCAAAAAGTAAACTATTTAAAACGTATAAGCCCTTAGATTTTAATGCATTGGGTAAGGGGCGATTGGCGGCTATAATAGAAAAGGAGTTTTTGAGATGTGCTGAAGATATCAAGGATCTACATAAAGATATGACTTCAAAGCGTACAATAAATGTCAAGATTGAAATTAGCCCGGTAAGCCGTGAGCATGTGCATTATGATATCGGTGCTAAAAGCACTCTTGCCCCCTATGTTGCAAGAGATGAGCCTTATATTGCTCAAGTAGGCTCAAATGAAAACCAATTAGCCTTATTTGAACAAGTTGATCAAATAGATGCTTCTCTTGATCAAATAAAGCCTAAAAATGATGAAAAGGAAGGTGAGTAAATGCTTAAAGAATTATATGATGCCATAAAAAAAGATTCCTCGAAGGTCAATATAGTTGTTGTTGATGACACTACATACTCTTCTGAAAAGCTTCATGAAGTAAAGCAGGATGACGGAATATATTGCCCGGAGGTAATGACAGTTCAAACGCTTACCGGTATTGTGGATTATTTCGGGCTTGACGAGAAATTTACTAACGAAGATTATGAAGATTATAAGATTTCAAAGGAAGATCTTTTTTTGCATATCCAATCACCATCAAGAGTGGTTGTAAGATCTAAAGTTAGAAAAGGCGTTAATAGCTTTCGGCTTAACCCGGTAATGGCTTCATACAATGCACCAGAGATGGGTTTTGGTGCAGCAAGAGATCAAGTAGGGTTTAGAAGTTGGTTGATGAATTGCTTTGTAATTGGTGAGCCATCAGATAACGTAGAAGACATTTATAAGATTCTTGATATTACCTCAAGGCTAATAAAGTCCGACGATTTTGAAAGCGTAGATAGTGGCGTAGGCCAAACGGTGTCGGCGCGTCAGGAAAGCGGTTTACCGGCTGGTATGGAAATTAAAAATCCATATAAGCTTAGGCCGCATCGTACATTCCCAGAAATAGAGCAACCCGAATCCGCTTTCATTCTTCGCATCTTTAATCATGATAAAATTTCACTTATTGAAACAGATAACGGCGCTTGGAAAGTAAAGGCAGTTGAATCAATTAAGGAGTTTTTTCACGAAAAACTTAAGGGGGTACCGGTAATAGCTTGATGAATTTTAATTTTGATGAATTACAATTTTTAAACTATAGGTGTATAGCAATGGTTAAATCAGTAAAGTTTGATCTAAGTTCTCTGTTATTGGCTAAAGGTGAGAAAGTGAATATAAAAATGGCTGGAAATGAAGAAGCCCCTGAAGAATTTGAGGCAAGCTATGTGGGTACTCACCAGCTAAAGAACTATTCTTTGCCTTTTCACTTGTTTGCAGTCGAGGAAGGAGAAGAAGTAAAAGTTAGAATGATTAACCCCAATTTTATAAGAGAAATTCGACACAGCCTTTCTTTTCCGAATGCTGCTGAAGCAATAGCGGCAATTAAAGCACCGGATATTCAGGAATATGATTCACATTATTAATTTTCGGTTGCATATAGGGCTTAATTACATATCTTGAACTTGTAGGACCGGAGTACCATTAACAGCAAAGCAGCCCCCTTTTGGGGGTTGTTTATTCTTGTGAGGAAAAAAGGATGTTGAACGATGCCGGAAAAGATCTTGATAAATTAATTTTTAAGAAAACACCAATTTATCACAGGGTCTTCAAGGTGTTGCTTGATATTGCCGCCGTGAAAGGGACACGGTTTGATTTCACATTATCAGAATTAGCCGATAAATCCTCATGGTTGGACCGAGGCAACACCATAACGCCAAACAAAAAAACAATCAAAAGCGTTCTTGAATTCTTGATTGAGCAAGGAATCAAGGTTGAAGGTAACGCAAGATCTACAACTATATTTCTATATAAAATAATAAGTTGCAGCGAAAAAACAATGCAGAAGGGTAACGATGAATTTGCGTTGGAGCTTCAGGAGCCTAAGAGAATAATCCCCGCAAGAAAAATTTGGAGATTATGGAATGATCTTTCACAGAACAACAAAGCAATTGTTTATCACCGTAACTTTCCGCCCCCCAAAGTAAGAACTACAACTTATCAAAAAGCATTAAAAACATTGATCGGTAATGGATATAGAGCCGATGAGATTGAGGAAGCCATAAGAACTTATGCTGAAATAACCTCCAGTGAAGATTATTTCTATGATTATAGATATCCAAGCATCACTTCTTTTTTGCTTGGAGGGTTTGAGCATTTCAGGATAAGGGAGAATGCTATAAATAATTTTGCAAGGGGAATTAAAAAAGGTAAGAGCAATGGAAAAAAGCAAAGCGGGGATGACGGCCGAGAAAGCAATGACGCTCTTTTCGGAATCGACCGCAAGACGGTTCATAAGTTATTATCATAAGTGGACAGAAAAACAATGGGTGGAATATGAAAAGGTAGAAAGTAAGCTATTTCAGATTCAGGGTGAGAATGTTTGCCCTACCTGTTCGGGTCAAGAAATAGTTAGTGCTAGGTATACAAACCCTAGTATGATCGATTATGAGATCGTAAAAAGATGGTTTCCATGTGAGTGCGAAAAAAACAATAAGTTGCTAAAAGATGCTGAGGCTAATTCAGTATTGAGCCCTACATTCAAAAAGAAAACTTTTGACAATTGGGATAATGAATATAACAATGGTGGTAATAGCGAAGCTTTCGAATTTTGCAAAGGTTATGCCCATCAGTTTCGGACGGCCGCAAGTGATGGGCTTGGCTTGCTGTTGATGGGGACGACAGGCATAGGTAAAGACCATCTTGCTGCTTCAGTAATCCAAAAAGCGATGCAAAAAGGGTATCTTTGCGTTATGGAATCAGCGCCGGAAATTATTGACTTGGCATATAGCAAAAAAAGTAACATAGATATTTATAAGGTTTGTGGTTTGCTATGCATATCTGATATCGGCCGGGAAATTGTAAATCAGTTTTCACATAGCGTATTATTTCAGATTATTGATTTCAGGGTGACCCGTACTAAGCCTACAATATACACTACAAATAAATCGGCTGAAGAACTATATGCAACCTACAAAGATGTAGATCCAGCCGGGGCGCTTATAAGAAGAATTGGTGAGAAATCAGAAACGTTAAAATTAACCGGTGCCCCCTACACACTAAAAGAATAGGAATATAAAAATGCCAGAATATCAAATAGATAAGCTTGTAGATTGGCTAAAAAACACGCCAATTGAAGAAATTATTCCTCTAAATTATAAAGAAGCTGCTGAATATCTTGATATTGCTGAAAGTTCTTTTACTACTTTGCTGCATAGAAATTTTGATTGTGACGGTTGGACCGATTTAAAGAAGAAGCTAAGCAATACAAAAACTGTCAGCGGCAGAAAGCGAAGGGTTACTGAGCTTTACCTAAGCGTTAGGGGTCAAAGGTTTAGATATCAAGATTTTATTGAGAAGTACAAAGATGTCCCATTTGAAGAAGTGAGTGATCTTGATTTTAGGAAAAAAATGGCACGTGATCACGGCAAAACAGTAGGCACAATAAACAGGTATATAAAAGATTATCATAGAAAAGAGATACCGCGAAGAACAGGTTTTTCACGTAAGTTACCCCCTACGCGAAAAAATAATGAATTTGGAGCTTCTACTTTATCATTGCCTGAAAGAATAAAAGCGAAAGCAATTTATATGAAATATAGCAGTTCACAAAGAAATGCTATGTATCAAAAAGGTGAAATATCAAAGAAGGTCTATGAGGCAGCGGAAAAGGGGGTATTTTGAACAGCAAAGCCTTGTTTGGTCAGGAGACGTCAGTCGAGCGCCGTATACGCAAAAAAAGGGTTAGTGAATTATTATACAAGGATGCTACGGAGGATAATGGCTTTAATGGATACGGCTTGTATTATAGGGCTTGTAAAATTGCAAAAATAACACCTTGTGTTATTCCCGGTGAGGAAATAGAAGTTCCTTGGCATCCAAACCGTCAATTTCGCGCGGACTATGCGTATATGCATTATAATTTCCTGATTGAATACATGGGGCAAGGGGCCCATCAACGTATAGCCGGTTATGAATACGATATTAGGCGAATGGCTCAAGCTATGGCACAGGGATATAAAATACTTTGGTTTACTGCGTTAACACCAGCTAAAGAACTTGCAAATGATATGCTTGCAATAATGGGTCTTCCCACAATTGAAAATTTTGAAACCAAATATAATGATATTCTTGAAAATCCTGAAATTGGTAGGCGATTTAAATCAAATAGCTACCAAGAAACATCTAGGGTAAAGCGTGAGTTAAAAAAGAAGGGCTTTAACCTTTCAAGAGCAAAGATTTCGAGCAATCCAGCAACTTATTATTGCATTATTGTTGCCGATGGGCATGATGTTAAATCAACGAAAAAGGCTAAGTGATGAAATCAAATAATACGATAATATTATTAATTGGTTTATTGCTTTTAATATATTCTAATAAGTCTGTTACCCCCTACCCTCAAACAGTAAACAATGTTGTTTTGTCTATACCGAACGATGTTGTAGAGCAAGCATTATTTGCACTCAGAGAAGCTGAAAATGAATTACAAAGCAAAGGGGTAAGTGTTTCTTCAATTGTTCAAGTCAAGACAGCCAGAGAGCGTTTAAGATATCACTACAGTATAACCAAGAAACAACTTGCAAGAATTAAATAGACAGTATATAATATATAGAACAAACATTAAGGGGGTATTATGTGTGATTGTGAAAAAACAAAAGAAAATGTAAAATTGATGGATCTTGATGAGTTTAAAAACGAAGGATATCTTCAGGAGGTTAATCGACAATTCTTTCATCCCTTGGGAGTGGCTTTAGCTTTACATTATGATGATGATTCAAAAGAAATATCACTCTGTGTTTGGGATTCGCGAGACAATCCAGATGGTATAGTTTTCCATCCTGATGTAGTTGATGATGATATGATCGAAAAAGCTGATAAAATACTACATTTGAAAAATGAGAGAGAGAGTAAGAGAATAACAGCTTTTGGTTATGTGGTTCAGCCGGTTATTTAAATGCGTTTTCTTATAATAACGGAAGAAGAATATAGATCTTTGCCGGAGAGTTTGCAAAAGAAGGCATACGATGAGAAACAAGTCATTGCTTTTGAGAAATATTTTTTAGATATAAAGGGGTGTATTACTAATCAATTGATGAAGGAAATGTATCCTGTTGTTAAAAAATCTCCTATAAAAAAATGAACCTTATGAGGCTTCCGAATATTCCGAAGCCTTTTTTATTAACCAAATAAAATAGAGGTAATAGAAATGCCTAAACCCGATGAAACACCGATAGATAAAGTGGAAATAGAATCTTTGATTAAGCAAGTGAAGGGTGAAACAGATTCATTAGATAATAAGTATCGAGAGTCTTTTGCAAGGCCTGCTTCATTATTAGACGATCTACCAAGCTCTGAAAAAAATATATCTATAGATGATATGAGAAAATTAGATAAAGATTTTTTTTATTCAGCTTTTATAAAATCTTTTTCACTCTTGGCTGAAGAAGCATATCAAACGGCTGTTGATAAAGGTTGGTATGAAAATGAAGTTCCCGATGAAAGAAGATTATTATTGATTCATTCGGAGATTAGCGAGGCTACGGAATGGCTAAGAGGTAAGGGTGATAGAATGGATGATAAAATACCTAAATTTACTGGACTTGAAGCGGAGCTTGCAGACGTTTTGATACGTATATTTGACTGGTGTGGTGCATCCGGTCTCAATGTCGCCGGTGCAGTTATTGCAAAAATGAAATATAACCAAGGAAGAGAATATAAGCACGGTGGGAAAGAGTTTTGACAGCCAATAAAACAAAAAAGAAAGCCCCGGCCAAAAAGAAAAAGAACAAAAGAAAGCCCCGGCCGTTCAACCGCCGTCAAAGGATGGCGGTTGAATTTTATATAATGGGAAAAGGCCCAATGGAGGCCGCAAAACTTGCTGGTTATGCAGAAGGTACCGGCAAAACACACATCTATAAATTGCTAGAAGATCCCCGAGCAAAGGAAATTATAGAAAAGGCCGAAGCCGATTTTAAACAAACGGTTAAGCGTGATGTCGATTGGAAAAGAATACAGCTTTATGACTTGATCATGGATGCCAAGGAAAAAGCCAAGGATAACCCCCGCTATGGTAACTTGATTATATCTGCAATAAAAGAACTAAATGCAATGGACGGTCACCACAAGCCTACTAAGATCGCTCCAACGAATCCCGAAGGTGATGCCCCGTATGAAGCCATCGATAGAAAAGCCAGAGTCGACCGACTGGCTCAGGGAATATTTGCTATCGTTACCGGAACAGAAGCTTCAAGAAATTGAAGATCTTCTTAATTCTTCCGATTTTAATTTGTGGTCGCCTCAAGAAGGCCCACAGCTTGATGCCTATTTCTCACCGGCTGATATCCTGTTTTATGGAGGGGCGGCCGGAGGGGGTAAAACAGACCTAGCCCTTGGTCTTGCCATTACAGCCCATCAAAAAAGCCTTATTATTAGAAGAACATACCCACAGCTTGCAGGTATTGAGCAGCGTAGTGAACAGATATACGGAACTACCAAGGGATATAATTCACAAAAGCGGATTTGGAAGCGTGACAACCGTATAATAGAGCTAGGGCATTGCCAGCATGAGAAGGACCGCAAGAACTATCAAGGCCGCGATCACGATCTTAAAGTTTTTGATGAGATAACCCAATTCACTGAAACAATGTTCAGGTATATATCGAATTGGAATCGTTCGGCTGATCCTAATCAGCGGTCAAGGGTCTTGTTAACCGGTAATCCCCCGGAAAGAAAAGAAGGTCTTTGGGTTATACAGTTTTTTGGGCCATGGATTGACAAGTCAAACCCCCGCTATCCTTTCCCTCCCGGCAAGCTCCTTTGGTATGCTATGTTAGATGGTGAGGAAAGGGAATTTGAAACCGGTGAAGATATTGTTAGTGATGATGGAAGAGTTATAAAAAAGCGTTCTAGGACATTTATACCAGCTAAGGTAACCGATAATAAATACTATATGGCTACTGGTTATGATGCTGTGTTGCAGTCATTGCCGGAGCCCTTAAGATCGCAATTGTATGAAGGGCGTTTTGATGTTGAGTATCAAGATGACCCATATCAGGTAATACCTACAGCTTGGTTTGATGCCGCCGTTAGCAGATGGGAAGAGAACGCCCCTAAAGATGAACGCTTAGATGCTATAGGCTGTGATGTTGCTAGAGGGGGTAAAGATAATACTGTGGTATTCAAGCGGCATGGATTTTGGATAGATAAACCAACTAAGGTACCCGGAAAGCTTACACCTAAAGGCAATGAGGTTGCAGCCCTTTGTATCGATGCTGTTGGCGATAATGAAAACGTGATGATTAATATTGATGTCGATGGCGTTGGTGCTTCTGCATATGACATACTGTACAGTCTTGATTATATGATATATGGAATACATCATTCAGGGGCATCAAAAGCGCGAACGAGAAACGGTAATTTGGGTTTTCATAATCTTAGGGCCGAAATATATTGGAACTTACGTGATTTGCTAGATCCAAATAATAATGATGCTGAATATGAGCTTGAAATACCCCCTGATCCAGATTTGAGGCGACAGATATTGGCGATAACTTGGGAGCCAACTATAAGGGGGATAAAGATAAGATCAAAGGATGAAATCATTCAAGAGTTGGGAGAGTCACCGGATTTAGCAGATGCATTAGTGTATGTTTGTTACTATAACAAAATAGACATTTTTATGAGCGCTTAAAAAAAAACTTTATTTTTAAGTTAAACTTATTAACTTGCAATTGTTCATAAATTCAAACAGACCGTTGCAAAATATTATTTTGGGGTGTGCATCTTCCAAGCATATTCTTCAAGCGGCATCGATTTATTCGGTGTCGCTTTTTCAGTTTAAGGGGGCACATTGAGTTTAGCTTTGACAATTCTTTCGATATTAGTTGTTGTTGGTGTTATCGTTTATTCGGCATGGTGTGTTTATTTTCAGCTAAACACAAAGCACGCTGATGCTTTAATCAGCTTCAAGAATGATTGGCCTAAAAAGCTCAATTACTGGTATGGGCTCTTCGTTCAGGTGGTTATAGTATCTATCGTAATTTTAGCGCCCGTGATAGCGCTTGGAATCAAACTATCAAAGTATCTTGAATAACGTCTATGGGACTTATAGAAAGAATACACAAGAACTACGGAATGCAGAAGGAGAAGAGCGCCCCGCTTTATTCGGGTGATCAATTTACTGATATGGCCGGGTTCTTTAGTACGTATAAAGAATGGGGTGATACAGAAACATTAAACCAAGTATATTCTAACTTGGTTTATGTTCATTCATGCGTGTTCAGAAAGTCTAGAGATCTATCTCAATTACCTTTTCTTATTCATGAAAAAAAAGGTGATGATCTTACAGATGTTACCGAAAGTGATGATTTCGACATACTTAGAATTCCAAATCCTTACTTCACTTTTAATCAACATTTGTTTGAAACATATGCTAGGCTTGAACTTCAGGGTGAATGTTTTTGGGTAAAGTTTCGTGATAATACCGGCCGAGTTCGTGTTATGTATGCTGATTGGCGATCACATGAAGTTGAAGTTAAGGTTGGTGAAAACTATATAGAAACTTATATCCATAGGCGCAACGGCAGGGAAACAATTTTTTCGGGTGAAGATGTTCTTTTTATTAGATACTTCAACCCGGAAAGTAATGTAAGGGGATTATCAAAGTTAAAGGCCGGTGCTAAATCAGTTACTCTTGAATTAAAAGCAATGGCTTTTAAAACAAAGCACCTTGATCAAGGTGGCCGGGGTGGTGGATATTTGTTTTCAGAAGGGAAAGTAACGGACCCTGAAAGAATTAGAATGCAACAAGAGTATCAGCAAAACTATAAATCTATAGATAAGCTAAACAACATTCCTTTTTTGACTGGTGGCGTAAAGTTTATGTCGCAAGCTCTTGATATCGATAAGGCTGAATTTGAAGCACTGAAAAACTTTAACAGAGAAGAAATTTCTGCCCTTTACGAAGTTCCCCCTGAATTACTGAGCTTTGGCAAGGCAACACACGAAAACAAAAAATTTGCCCAAAAAGAATATTGGTCAGCATTAAGGTCTTTTGGTGAGCAAGTTTGCGATCCGGTAGCACGTTTTTTCTTGCCTGAAATAAGCAAGAAGAAAAATCTTGTTTGTGGTCATGATTACGAAGATGTAGCTGCATTACAGGAAGACAAAACAGAAAAAGTGAAGCGCTATGTTAATGGTTATCAATCAAGTGCTATATCTCCGAACGAAATCCGTGTTGATTGTTTTGGCCTTGAACCGTTCGATGATGATGATTATGACATACCGGGATTTTCTCTAAATTCTGGTATGAACATAAATCAATTACTGTCAGGTGATGGTATTGGCGGCGAAGGCGAAAAAGATTTTTATAAAAAAAAAGCTTATTATTAATACCCCCTGATTCCTCTTATGAGGATAGAACAAAGGCGTGGTTGGCGCTATGCAGCAAGGCAGATCCAAAAGAGCGTAGGCTTAAACGAAAACTTAAGAAATGGTTTAATAATCAACGTTCTGTTGTCTTGGCTGATTTAAGGAAGGATTATAGCAAGGGTTTTGAACTGATATTTGAAATTGATAGATGGATTGCAGAGCTTGAAGAGTTCTTTGGCCCTGAATTTGAAGCAGCGCTTGCAGCGGCCGGGCAAGATATCATTGATTTAATAGAAGGGGGTAATTTTGATTTAACGCTTCCAAACGTCCAAGCGGCTATCGGTGACCGCTTAAGATTCTCGACATCGAAAATAGTAAGAACAACGGATAAGATGATAAAGGAGGTTTTAAGGCAAGCGTTAATAGATAGAATCAGCATCGAAGAAACTGCTGATATTTTAAATGAGAAAGTTTTTAATTTTTCAGAAAACGTAAGATCAAGAATCATCGCCAGAACCGAAACATTTTATGCATCAAATTTAGGTAATTTTCAGGCGATGCAGCAAGGCGGGTTTGCAAACAAAGTTTGGATAACATCAAGAGATGAGCGAGTAAGAGACACGCATAGGGAAATGGAAAATGTGGTTGTACCTGTTGATGCAAATTTTGTTTTGCCGGACGGAAAAGAAATGCCGTTTCCACAAGAAATAAATGAACGGTGCATAACTTTACCTAGTCAGTAAAAAGGGGCTTAACATGCCAGAAAGAAAAAAATACAAAGAAGGCGATGAGATACAAAAGCTTTTACCAGCCGGTATGATGATCAAGAAAGACGGAGAAAATGAAAAAGATGAAGGTGTTATCGGATTCAATCTAACAAAAAAACAGGAAGATCATGACGGCGATGTCGTTATACCGCTTGGCGGTGAATTCGATGTATGGAAGGATAACCCGCAGCATCTATGGATGCATGAAAGTTGGCGACCACCTATCGGTAAAGGTATGATCGAAACGCTTAGTGTTTCTGATATGGCGGTTATTTCTGATGTTCTTTTTGATATCAAGCATGATTATGCTAAAGACATCTATCGGCAACATAAAGATGGTTTTCTAAACGCTGTTTCTATCCGTTTTATCGTCAAAGAAATAGGTGAAAGGTTGCATGAAGACCAATATGGATGGACTATTTCAAAATGGATTCTTCTTGAATCTTCATCTGTAACTATCCCGGCCAATCCCGGTGCCCTTCAAATTAAATCAATGTTAGGGGGTATCGATGAGCAGGTAAGGAATGATTTAGTAAAAGAAATGGCTGAGATGTTTAAAGGTATCTTTCATGATGCCATTAAAGATGGAAATAAGCCAATGGAAAAACGTGTAATTGATTTATTTAAATACGAATTTAAAGATTTCGGGGTTATTGCTAATTTGATGGAAGGATTACTTCAAGGAACTATTAAGGGCGATTCTAGCGACTTGTACGAATTCCTTCATCATCAATATGAAAAACATGGCAAAACCCCGCCACCCTGTGAAATTTTTACTGAAAACGATAAAAAAGATGATACCACAGACTCGGGAAACGAGCAGGTAAAAGAATCTGACAACGATTCAAGTACAGATTTCGGGGAAGAATTCAAAGATATTTTACGTTCAACCCTTGAAAATGTGGAGTTATAAAAATGCCTGAATATACACCAGAACAAAAACAAGCTATGCAAGCAATGTTTAAGGATGTTCTAGACGAGTGGAAAGCGGACAAAGAGAAAGATCCTGATGATAAAGCCGATGTGCTTCTTGAAGAAAAATTTCGAAAAACCATGTATGCAGATCTTGCAGCAAAAGGAATTATCACCTTAGATGAGAATGGTGAGCCGAGAAAGAAAGATGTTTCAAATAATGATATTCCGCCGCGAAAAGATGGCTTTGATGGTAGTGAGCCAAGTCCCGGCAACCAAGACCCGAGGATTACTAAATCTGTTCAAAAGATCCTTGCAAAACGCGCAAAAGAAAAAATGCTTGAAGACTCAACAGCCCTTTCCCGTTTTCACAGTGACGATATGGTAAGAGGGATTGAAGAATTTAAGCTTTATCATGATGCTGTTTGGCTTGGTGCTCACATTCTTCATGAAAAAAGAAAAAAGTCTGATGGTGCCCCCTTGATTCAAGTTCTTAAATCGATGGATCACTTTAACTTTCTTCAAAGTATGCTTGGCGGTAATGCTGAATTAAGAAAAGCTATGTCGGCCGGAACTGCCGCAAGTGGTGCTGAATGGATACCGACCGGGTTTAGTTCTCGTTTGTTTGAGAGGATCAATTTGCTACTTTCTGTTGCAGCAATGTTTGAGACAATTAATATGCCAAATAACCCCTATACCCTACCGGTTCAAAAGGGGGCAGCAAGCGGGTTTTTAGTAGCAGAATCTACCAATGATACAGGAACTTCCAAACCTACTTCAACGCCGACCACCGGAAACTTCACTTTTGATGCAATCAAGCTTGCTGGTCGTGTCCTTGTGTCTGAAGAAATGACCGAAGACAGTATAATTGCTGTTCTTGATTTTATTGAACGTGAGCTTGCACTCTCTATTGCTGAAGCTCGGGAAAACGCTATAATCAATGGTGATACTTCAGGTACTCACCAAGATTCTGATGTTACTGCCGCAACTGATGCAAGGAAAGCATTTCCCGGCTTGCGTTATTTGGCGTTGAACAATGCCGGTACTGCAACACAGTCTTTTGCAAATGCTGCATTGACTTTGGCCGCTCTAAGAACACTGCGCTTCAAGCTTGGCAAATATGGAAAAAATCCGGTTGATCTTGGTTGGATTACAGGTATTAATAGTTATTACCAAATGTTCAACTTGGCTGAGTTTAAGACTATGGATCTTGTTGGAAACCGGGCAACGGTAATTCAAGGTCAGGTTGGTGAAATCGATGGTATCCCGGTTATATGCTCTGAGCATATGCGTGAAGATTTGGCCGCCGATGGTATGCACGATGGAGTCACAGAAGATCGCACAGGCGTTCTTTGTGTTTATAAGCCCGGATTTAAAAACGGTCTTCGTAAGGAAGTGCAACATGATCGTGACTGGGAAAC